AAGAAGGAAAGGAGAGCCACCTCCCATGCCTTTTCTTTCAGCATACGAACAAAGTATTGTTGTATCAATTCATTTTGATACTTCGCTTCATCAATCTCGAATGTCGCAGTAATGGTTATCATTTGCCTTTTAGTTTATCAATCTCCCGTTCAATATACCACTTCGCTTTTTCCAAATCCTCAATAGGATTATCCGTCTTTCGCCCTGCGCGTGCAACGTACTTAATAACATTACCCAAGCAGAAGTTCAACCCCCACGCTTCGATTACGTTAATGGCTTCGTATGTGCCGGTGTGGTAGTAAGTTATTTCTTTACTATTAGCAATATACCTTGCATTATTTCTTAATTGTTGTATACTTATACCCGTTTCACAATAAACACAAGGAACACCCTTATTACTTATTCCTCCTGTTAATAAACCAGAATCTCGGCAATAATTACAAATATACTCTGTCATAACTTACTTATTAGTCCTAAACTGGTAGTGATATAATTCCTTTTCGATTTTCACCTCTGTCTGAAGAACCTTTGCATTGTGCATCGCAGTTGCATAGAGGTAATCTTCCCCGATCTTAATGTCTTGAAATGGGAACTTAACGGCAATCTCCCTGCGTACCGGAACAATATGATTAGGATAGCGATAATAAGCCCCACCCTTCGCCTCATATCCATATTCCTTGCTTATGTACCACTTGCGTTCATCCTTGCCATTAGTGGTCATAATTCCGTTAAATACGATAACATCGGGATCCTGCTTGGCGGCTTCAAGTATGTCAGCAATGTAGGTTGGTGCAACCATATCATCATCATCCACGAATACAATGTACTTCCCTGTTGACTTGCCTATTAGGTAATTTCGTTTGCGGCCGGTGGACATAGCACCATTATCCGATTCTACAATGATTTCTACCTCATCAAGTAATTGAATTGGTAAACGTGCCTTTTGCTGCACTAATTCCTGCAATAGTCGGGTGAGATATCCCTCACGGCCTTGGATAGTGCAGATTAATACACTTAATGTCATACATTCTCATTTGGGAATCCTGCGGCTGACCGCTTAATATATGTTTGCTCATCAATGTGGTAATACCCCTGTGTATGCCTTAACTGGGCATCGATAGGCTCACCAGTCCAAGCAGGATGGTAATGGTCAAAGATGCGCTCGGGAACATACTTCCACTTACCCAACTTCTTCGCCACATCCATTGCTTCGTTATCGCACCATAGAGAAAAGTACTGTGGGTGGTAGATGTAGTTGAACCGCTCATAGTAAGTCCTACCCATGATGCTCATAGTAGGTAGCAGGTGATTAACCCTGCCATCGGGAAAGTGGATGAATTGGTCAAGATTGTCAGCGAAGGCATTTATGATCTTGATGTCATAACCAGGTACAAGGAATCGCATATCATCGCTCATGTTCACAACTATATCACCCCTCCATCCTTCCATGCCCCTGTTGATAGCATGGACCTTGCTTTCACTCTTGCCGTGAGTGAAGTAGATATTCGGATCCCTTTGCAATTCAAGATAATGGGTAGAGTTCAGCGTTACATCATCATCATCATCTACCGTTATACCGATAGTATAATCTGCTTTGTGTGAGTATGCCTTAATGGTGGCAATGGCAGCAGTCATTTTAGTAGGCCGGCTGCGTGTAGCGAAGTTGTAGTGTATTTTCATGCGTTCGGTTCGGTTTATACAAAGATAACAAAATTCTTTGCTGAAATCCATCTGCAAGCGGCATTTATGTTTTCCACACCCGGTACAAAGTTTCTCAATCGGCAATGGGTGCTGAATTTGGGTCGGGGATAATTTGTATAATGGTAGTAGGCATTGGATTGTCAGGATCGTTGCTGATTTGTATGTTTATCAACTTTGCACATAATCGGTAAAATTCGGTTGGATTACTTTCTCCCCATTCATGCAAATTAACTTTTGGCTTTAGTTGCATTTCGTGGAATGCCCCAAGAAATACATCCCGAAGTGGTTCATATTTCTTATTCGTTGTACCCTTTTGCCTTCCCCCAGTTTTTTTACCAATAGCCATCTATATTTTCTAAATTAGATTTAGCCACAAAGTTACCCATTACCACCCGAAAGTACCAAATCCAATATATCAATGACTTCTTTTGGTGAATATGCGATATGGTAAATATCCCCCCAAAGGTCTTGAATCTGCTTTTGTGCCGGTGATTGCACACCTTTAGGCATTTTTAGTTCTAATGCGAATAACGGCTTTATGCAAATCAAATCAGGGCATCCTGGCAGAACTCCCATAGATTTCAATTTCATTCCTTCACGGGCATTCCTATGACCTCCGTTTGGCACATGAAATATAAATTTTCTTAATATGGGGTAGTTATGGTTGATAAAAGTGAAGACCAATGCCTGAAATTGATCCTCATTTTTGTAATCAATTGTTAAAAATTGCTCTTTTGTCATATTTTATCCTTTACTGTAAAGGTTAATAATTTTATCCTTTACACCCGAAACCCTTACTGCTATTGCATTTCAGCAAAGTGTAAAGGATGTAAAGGTAAAAATGCGTGTTTTCTAATAGGGTTACAGATAATAATTTATGTGTGTGCATATTCTATAGTGTATATTATTCTATTAATTATTTAATAAATTATCCTTTACATCCTTTACAAAGTTATAAGATTCAATGCTGGCTTGACTTTCAAGTGTAAAGGATAATTTTTTTCTATCCTTTACAATCCTTTACATCCTTTACATTAAAATGGTGCTTCCCCTGTGAATTGTGTATAACTTGACTCATTTTTCTCTACTTCATACACCTGCATGACCTTATTGTTAACTCTTTTTAACACACAAGTGAACCCGATTCTTTTCAGTTCCATCCCGATTTTCCTCAAAGAGATGTTTTTTATAGCCGTTTGAGTTTCAAGCCATACCTTTATTTCAGTTGCAGTCATATAAATTCCACCTCCATTTAACGGTATTGTAAAATATTTATTCACAAGTTCATACTCCATTGACAGGTCTTGAAATTTATCTGCTTTGCTATTTAACCGGTCTATATCTTCAAAGGATAATTGCCATTCAAATCCTTGACTATAAAGGTTGTATGCTTCTACAAATAGCTTGTCCTTGCATATTGAGTTGTACTTATCAAAATCAATGCTTTTGATTTCTATTGGTATAAATCGCCTATTTCCGGTAGGATCGTTCAGGATGGCTTTTGAATTGGTAGTGCCGCAAAGTACTGCCAACCTGTTTAAATCTACGTTTGTCCTTCCATATGGCTCCCGGAGGGAAAATGTCTGCTTACTGGTCAATCCCTTAATGTGATCGGCTTCTTTTTTGTTTTTACCGGCCATTTCATCATCCAGGATGATCAACTTTTGTGTCATTAAGATTTCATCATCCTTGCCGGCATCTAATTTGCTTTCACCGTAATATTTTTTAAGTCCGCTTGGCATCATTCTCCGAAATGCTTCTGTCTTTCCTGTACCCTGTTTTTCAGATACATAAATTAAAACCAAAGGAGAGTGAATACCCATCGCACTACTTATTACAGAAACGAGCCACTTTTTGCCAAAATATTGCAAATCATCATCAGTTTGGAAACAACTGAAAAATTCATCAATAGTGCCGGTACATGGTAAATCTTTATTTTCCTCAAACCATGACAATATAGGGTTGTAAGATTCGGTATTATTGCTGGTAAGTACTCGGTAAAACATATCAAATGTTAAATCATCAAATATGACTTTTGCATCAAGAAATAAGGTATTTATGATTTTATCATCTATATCCTTTCCATCTAATTCTATTCTGCGTGAAATAGTGTTAAATCTTAAATTGTATGTATGTTTAAGATAAGACCGTATATTCTCTACTAAAGATGTATTGTTAGCAAAATCCGCATTTGATTGAAACGCTTGTTTAATTATTGCTTCGGCATCTTGTTTTTTTATGCCTTCAAACTTTTCTAAATTGTCAGCGATTTGATTAGCTGAAAGTCCTGCCTTCTTTTGTGAAGATGTAACTGCTGCTATGCGTTTAGTTTTTTCGCTAAATATGTTAATTCCGGCTTGTTTGGCGAAATAATAGATAGTAGCAATGGTTATTTTACCTGTGCTTTGTGGTTGTCTTAAACAATGAGTGAACTGCCTATCACACATTGACCGCTCATATTTACTACTGCATGAGGAAAGCAAATGAAAATACTCTCTACCACCTTCGCCAAAATGGTCAGCCAGTCCAAAACCAACTGCAATCCAATCTCTGTAATCTTCTACACATGATACATTTGCCTCAACCATTTTTTTAACTACTTCATCAAATTCAGTTTGGACAAATATTGTACTCTGAATTTTACGTTTTTTTTCCTTTGGCAAGTACTTTTTAAATGTAACTGCATTTGTATTTAAGTATGCTTCCGGATCGTATGAAATGAATCTTGGTCGGCAAATGTCTTTTCCGCTTGGGTCAATAACTATTTGATATTTTCTGATAAGATAATCAGCAATGGAGTTAAAAGCATCCAAATGCCTTTCACTATCTATTTTAAATATAGCACATAGTCCAGTACCACTAATAGACATAAAACAAGCATAGACATATGGATCAGTCGAAAGCAATGATTTTATACCATTTAATTCGTTGCTAATATTATCAATGTCAATCCCTATAAATCCACTATGAGTAGTTAAACTTTTTGCGTTTCTTTCGGCAGAAAAATAACCTGAAAGAGTAACGTAAGGTACCTGCAATTTTGCCTTCCTACGTTCTTC